TTCAAATGCAAATGGATTTATTACTGATAGATGGTCATTATCAAAGTACGGCCCTGCGGGTGGTGCATATTCAGGACAACAAGTATCTGATGCACCAACTGGATTTGTTAACAGTTTAAAAGTTACAGTAACAACAAATGAGGCTTCACAATCAACTAGTGCTTATTGGCAACTTTTTCAAACTGTAGAAGGTAATAATTCAGTAGATTTAGGTTTTGGAACTGCTACACCAAATGTTTTTACAGTTTCTTTTTGGGTGAAATCAAGTGTTGCAGGGACATATTCATTTGCAATATTTAACAATGCGGAAGGTGGCACATCAAGAAGTTATGTAACGACATACACAATTAACACAGCAAGCACTTGGGAATATAAAACTATTACGATTACCGCTGATGGTTCTGCGGGTTCGGGATTTTGGAGTACAACTACAGGAAATGGCCCTGCTTTGTATTTTGATTTAGGTAGCGGTACTAACCAAGAAACAACTGCTAACACTTGGGCTTCTGTAAACGCACGAAGAATTGCGGGAACTGTTCGCTTGATGGCAACTAGCGGTGCAACATTCCAAGTAACAGGCGTTCAACTAGAAAAAGGCAACATAGCAACATCGTTTGATGTGCGACCTTACGGTACTGAATTGGCTTTATGTCAGCGGTATTTTGAGGTTGCTCGACCAAATTACTTTATTGTTAGCAAATATAACGCATCGCTATCTTATGGCCTAGCCACAACATTCAAAGTTGAAAAGCGATCCGCCCCATCGTTTACATACACAGCAACAAATATTCTTGCTCACGGCTCTGGGCAGGGAAGTTTTACAAACGCAACTGTAACAACTGACGAAATGAATGTGTATAGCCATACTGTTTCTATTAACCTCGGTGCTTATGGTTCGTATTTTTGCGGCTTAGAGGCTGGAAAAGTATTTCAATATTCTGCGGAGTTGTAATCATGTACAAATTAAATTTTTCAACATTGTCTGGTCAGCAGTTTGTAACAAACCTTTTAAGCGGTGCGTGCATTCCATTTGACCCCGCCAATACCGACTACCAAGAATATCTAAAATGGCTTGCTGAAGGCAACACACCCGAATCCGCAGATGGAGAACAAGCATGAGCATCCAATCAAACTTTCCCAATCTGAAACCATCTTTGCTTTTAGACTTTGCTAACACCAAGCAATTAGACAACCGCATTACATTTACTAGGTCAACCCCTGCGGTTTACTATGATGGTAAAACAACCGTAATGGCGGAACAAAATTTGTATTCGGGAAGCCAAGATTTTAGAACTGCAAGTGGTTGGTCAGTACAAGATGGCGGTCAATCTGTTACAACTGATTCTGTAACCGCGCCTGATGGAACTACAACTGCTGATACTTTAATTGAACCATCGTCAGGGTTTAATGTTCCTCGTTGGTATCAAACCAAAACAATTACCGCAAATACACCTTACACAATTTCTTGTTATTTAAAAGCAAACACAAGAACATTTGGATATGTTCAACTTGAAATTGCAAGTGTTGGAAACATCATTCAATATTTCAATTTATCAAGTGGTGCAATTTCTACTTTAACAAATACAGGAAATACACTTAATGTATCTTCAACCATTACATCGGTTGGTAGTGGTTGGTATCGTTGCACATTAACGGCAACTTTTGGTACTGGCACTACATTAGTTGCATTTGTTGGATTAGCCGATTCAACACCAAGACAAGATTACACAACCAATGGAAGTAGCCTTTATGCATGGGGCGCACAATTAGAGCAACGCACAAGCGTAACGGCATACACCGCGACAACAACTGCCCCAATCACAAACTACATTCCAGTTTTACTAAGCGCGGGTGGTAATCAACCTAGATTTGATTGCAACCCTACTACTGGTGAATCATTGGGATTGTTGATTGAAGAACAAAGAACAAACAAGGCGGCTTATTCAAGTGACTTTAGCAATGCTTATTGGCAAATTGATGGTGGCGGTACTTTAATTTCTAATCAAGCGGTCGCGCCTGATGGCTCTTTAACTGCTGACATGGTTCGTGAATCAACTTCATCAGCAATTACTCCTAGATTGATTAAAACATCCCCGTGGAATGATTTATCAGGTTCAACATTTACGTTTTCAATTTATGCAAAATCATACGGAACTAAACGCAATGTTTTTATGCTATGTCAAGCGGGTGCAACTGCTTTTTATGCGCACTTTGACATAGTTCTTGGAACTATTGTGCAAAGTTCAGGCAATGGTGGTGGCGTTTTAGCCGGGGCAAGTATAGAAAACGAAGGGAACGGATGGTTTAAGATTTCTATTTCAGGGTCAATAGTGTCAACTGATATTTATATGATGACTAGTACGGAGGCCGTTGGTTCTTACGGATTTGGCGGAGGGTCATATACTGGTGATGGATTTTCAGGTGTGCTTTATTGGGGCGCACAAACTGAAGTAGGTTCTTTCCCAACATCCTACATTGCAACAACTTCAGCAAGTGCTACAAGAACTGCGGATACGCCAATCATTACTGGAAATAATCTTACAAGTTGGTACAGTAATAACATTGGTACTATTTACGCATCAATTTCAGTACCATCTAGTTTGACTGTATTTAGCAATTCAGCGGCTACTTTATTTTCTATGGGTAGCGGTAGAGTGACTACGCGAATAATTAATACAGGTAATGCGGCGGCGGTGCTTGACCAAATTGGTGGTCTTGTAAGTACATCTAATAGCGTTACTTTAAATGCAGAAAACAGAACTGCAACTTCTTTTTCACAAGGAAATTACAGTATTTGTTTAAATAATGGAACTGTTGTTAGCAATACATCTACAACTATTGTTCAACCCGCAACACAATTGGCGATTGGTTTTGATGCGTATGACAATAGACCAAATACATCAATCAAAAAAATTGCGTATTACCCAAGTGTTTTAACCAATGCACAATTGCAAGCCCTAACAAGTTAAGGAATCATCATGGATTACAGATTTACATTCAACGATGAAGCCCAATGGTGGGAACTTGCAAATGCAAATGGTTGGGTTCAATATGAATACGAACCACAACCACCAACACCGCCTGATGAACCGCAACCCGAACCCGTTGTTTTGCGCAGATGGATTGCGTACCCTGATATTGATTTTGTGGTTATTGGTACTGTTTACCAACCGCAACCGCCTACACCGCCCGATGAACCACCACCTACGCCTATTCCCTACGATGGCTATGCGGTAAACATTCGGTTTAACAATGGTTCTGTTTTGCCTGATAATTTGGTTGCATTTGTTATTGAACCCGCTAACCCTCAATACACTTTTGCGGGTGGTTGGGAACAAGGGGCGGTTTAAATGACTGAGACTGATGCCAGATTGAATAGTCATGAGGAAGTGTGTGCGTTGCGTTATGAGCAAATCAACGCACGCCTCAAAAGGTTAGAGCAAATCTTAATCAAAGCCAGTGGCGCAATCATTGCCATGATGGCAGGGGTTATATTTACGTTTCTGACAAAATAATGTTGAAAAGAGCCGACCATGCGTGTTTTAGTGGTCGTCTTTTTGGCATTGACAGCATCTGCACAAAGCCGATGTAACGTTGCAGATTTTTACGGATTGGCTTATGCATTGCATAATCCGACAGAACGACATTACAATTTGTTGCGATGGTTGCAATTGAACGGCGACAAATGCAACAAAGAACAATTGGTTGTCATTTGGAATAACTTGCCCATGTGGGCGGGTACTGCTGATAGTGCCGAGATACGACAAAACATCATATCTCTCTATGAACTATTAGCGGCGAAAGAAGCCAAATGATTACTTTAGACAAATGGTATCCGTACATTATTGAGCGACAAGGCATTCAGACTGTTGCGTTCAATGCCGCCGTGAAAAAAGTTCAGGAAGAATACGCGCTTGCCGTTGAAGCAAATAAAAAAGAACGCATAACAAATGAATTTGTCGTTGATTTGTACAATAAAAACGCACGACAAAACACGCTTGAACTTGAGATGTTCGAGAACCGCAAACGTTTCCAAATCTTTGTATGACGTGGCACGACAGATATTATGCAAAACACCAAAGACAAACTGGTTTACACAGTAACAATTTGCGTAACGCTGACCCTATGTTTCTCCGTGTTGGCCATGGTGGTCGCCTTTATGTTGGGGCTGTGGGCCAAGGAAGTGGACAACGCGGAAATCTTCAAAATGATTTCACCAGCATTCAGTACCCTAATTGGCGGGATGATTGGATTCCTCAGTGGTATCAAACTGAACCAAGACGAGACTGAAAAACCAAAGGAGAGCAAAGATGATGGGTTTAGATGCGATATTGAATATAGGCGGGAAACTAATCGACAAACTGATTCCCGACCCCGAGGCGAAAGCGAAAGCGCAGTTTGAACTTGCAAAGATGGCGCAAGATGGTGAATTGGCTCGCTTGGCTAATGAAACCAAATTGTATGAAACCGAGCAAAACAATCTTACAGCACGCGTTGAAGCCGACATGGCTAGTGACAGTTGGTTGTCCAAAAATATTCGCCCAATGACGCTTATATTCCTATTGGTTGCTTATTCTGGCTTTGCCATTGCATCCATATTTGAATACGAAACACGCGGTGCATACGTAGAATTACTTGGTCAATGGGGCATGCTTGTTATGTCGTTTTATTTTGGTGGACGCACAATGGAAAAAATTGCTGAAAGGGTTAAAAAATGACTCCAAACTTTACGCTTGCCGAATTAACACACACCGACCACCGTGAATTGGATAACACACCAAATGAAACCGAACTTGCAAACATTCAAAGATTGGCTGAATTCCTTGAAGAACTCAAAACCGTTCTTGGCGGTAAGCCGATTATGGTCAACAGTGCGTTCAGGTCGAAAGCCGTAAACGATGCCGTAGGCAGTAAAGATACGTCACAACATCGTATTGGTTGCGCGGCTGATATACGCGTGCCTAGCATGCCTCCTGACGCGGTGGTGCGTGCAATCATTGCATCGGATTTACCATACGACCAAGTGATTCGGGAATTTGACCGTTGGACGCATGTAAGCATCCCAAATGAACCCGCACGCGCACCACGCAAACAAGCGTTAATTATTGACAAGCAAGGCACTAGAATATTCGCGTAAGTGCCTCGTTGGTTAATTCCAACAATTCATGTTCGCTTATTCCGTAATGGCGTTCAAAGCCTTTGTGTCCAAGCCCATGGACGCCCGTGTTACCGCGATGATGTTCTGGGCATAACCCGATAACAGGCGCGTTGTCGCGTTTACCGCCAAATCTTCGGATGTGATGAATTTCGCATGGGGATTGACCAAGCGCGAGGTAGTGGCACAAAATACAGCCAATGCTGGCAACTTGGTCATAATGCTTCTTTGTAGTATTTTTCATCAAATGCGTTCAATAAAGTTTGTGGAACCGAATAAAACTCCCCGCGACCAACGTCCGTTAAATTCTCAGGACGCAGAAACTTGCCTCGCCCAATCCATCCGACAATCCGAACGTGAGATGGATGAATTTCGGTTAAGACAAAAACGTCGCATGGTTTTTCGACAGACCATTTCACGGCGTTAAGTGGACCGCCTGCCGTGTAGGTGCTTTTGACATCAATGGTCCGTCCGTCTGACGTGACCAAATCAGCCCCAAACTTGCGAAAATCACAGTTAAAGTCAAAGTTAAGGTTGAGCGTCTTGGCCACAGCATACTCGGTGATAACGCCGTCAATGGACATTTGCAAAGAGTTTTGAGTGATGTCCTGCTTGCGTTCTGTACCCTGCTGACTGGTGATGGTGTACCGCATCTTGCCGATATACATGCAGATATCCAGTTCTGTGACCGTAAGGCTCATCCGCAAATACCGTTTGTTATGGTCGGTCATAAAACAACAACTTCCTTGGCGCGACTTTGAATCCGCTGTTTGGTTTTTATAATCATTTTTTCGTATGTGCTTCGCGGAATGCTTTTGCGCTGTAAATCGTGGTACTCAAAAACCTCGCGCAAGGCTTTAATTCCCTCTCCGCATAGTCCCATGCGTAAAGTCTCCTGATAACGCAATGCCGCCCGTTCTAGTGCGTTCTGGGCCTGCTTACAGTAGGGTAGGGCCTCCGGCCCGATGCCCTCCATGGCCATGACCTCGGAAATGTTCATCATGTCGACCAATTCCTGCCAGTCATGAACCGTCCCCAAACCCTTGGTCATGGCATCCAAGGCGGCAAGTTCAGTCAGCCTCAGTTTGTCAAGCAAATGGTCCTGCGTGATGCCGGCGCCCAGGATTGCATGCCGAATTGGGTCGATGAGTTTCCAAAACTTTCGCTTAGTAGTTTTTCTCATACATTCAACTGCTTAAGTGCCGCCTGAAGCCCTGCAAGCCCACCAACACGTTGGTCATCAATAAAAATCTGCGGCAAACCACGCACGTTGGGATAGGCAAACTCAAAGGCTCGACGCACCTCCGCGTCGTCCATGTTCTGCTCAATAAAACGCAGATTGCGTGACTTCAATAGATTCTTAGCGGCCACGCAGTTGGGACAGCCTTTTTTTGAGTAAACAAAGATATTCATTCTTTTGCACTCCATTCACGCTTGACCCAATGCTTGTAATTTGCCCATGCAAGCAAGTAGTACCACATTTGCCTGTCGGCACGACCCATAAAAGAATGCTGACAAATCTCCGCCATTTTTAACAGCGTTTCTTTTGACGGCGGTGTAGTGCTAAATGGTTTGTATTTCATGTGTTCTTCTCCTTGAGTTTGGCTTCAATGGCTCTCATCATTTCCATGTGGGCATACCTATCCCAAAGGTTTTGCATTTCCTCATCCGTCAGCCCAACCCATGTGCGCTGTGCTAAAGCCGCCATGTGTCCTTCTCGATAACCAACGGCACGTTCTTGCTCAAGTCGTGCCTTAAAAGAATTTGCAATTACTTCAATAAATAAAATTGCGCTTTCATCCATATCACCGCTGAATGTCATCTCTGGCCCGTTGAAATCCAACATTCCAACTTGCTCATTGCCACGATGAAAATAAATGCTGTAATTTGGCTTGAAATTAAGGGTTGGCAGTTTTTCTGTGTCTTTCAATACATATTCTTTAGTCATGCTTTTCCCCTTTTACCCACGCAACAAAGTCTGTGCAACGTTTTTTCCAACCCCAATTATTTGTGTGGGCTTGAGACATCGTTAGTGGTCTATAAAATCTTGGTTTGTGTTTCAACCTGCAAACATCCATTGGGTGGTCTTCGGTTGCGGTGTAGTTTGTGCAATCGTGGCAAAAGCGGGCTGTACTCATGCTTGTCCCCTTTCCATGTAGATACCACAATGCCTTCTTCAGGGTTAGTACCAACCACCATGAAAATAGTGTCATAAGACGCATGAGTTTTGGTTTTACCGCGCCAAACTACAATGTTTTTTTCAAACGGCGGGCGATACTTTATCAATGGTTCGGTAACGGCATGGCTTCTATCGTCAACATAACCCGACAAATCAAACCATTGCATTTCAGTAGGGTCTAACCCGCCATCAAAAGCCATTTTTATGGTTTCACGAATTAACGGTGTCATGCTTGTCCCCTTGCGGAAAATAAATGGTCTGAAATTTCACGGCAGTTTCTCCGTCTTTGGTAAGCACTACAAGTGTTGCCGCAGTTAAATCCATCCCGTAGATTGCGCGTAGTGCTTCCCATACTCTTTGCATTTCATCAGTCATGCTTGTCCCCTTGCTCGGATGGCGGCTTCTTTGTCCCATCGTGCCCAACATTCTGTACAAGCCCACTCACCACCTTCATCGGGTGTTGGATGACGATGCTCGTTGTATGGTTCACCACAAAAATCACATTTTTCAGGCAGACCGCCACGCATTTCAATGATTACATCCAAAATAGTCATGTTTGCATCCTTCTTTTTTGGTTATATTTGTCTTTGTTTTTTGCCCAATTTCTGTTACCTGCATCAGTAGAACAAATACGGCAACGCCTATGGTTATGTTTGTCACGCCTTGTGTTTTCTTCCGTGAACTCATGCCCATTTACACAATGAGTTAATCTTGATTTACCAATGGTGCAAACTCGTTGCTTCTTGGCGGCATCCCTCATGTTGTCAGTTCTGTCGCCCAAAAATAAATGCTCAGGGTTGACGCAAATTCTGTTGTCGCACTTATGCAAAACCCATAAACCATTTGGTATTTCGCCATGTTTAAGCATCCATGAATAGCGATGTGCGCCATAACATTTGCGGCCCTCTTCAATCAAATGCGTAAAGAAAGCGCCATAGCCATTGCCTCTGATTGCACTTTGCCATTCCCAACAGCCTGACTCAGTTTCTTTGTCCACTTTCTCCCAAAACCTTTGGTCAATTGGCTTCATTGCTCTTTGCTTTTTCATGTGCTAACTCCCTAGAAAGGTTAAATTGTTCGCACATTCTATCACGCTCGGCAGAAGCGACAAGGGCGGCGAATCGAAAGACCCATTCGTTCGTCACGTTATACGGTTCGTTAACGTTGGCCTTAAAGTCAGCCTCTCGTGCCATGCGAATAATGTCTTCTCTGTTCATGCTTGCTCCTTCATGCGTGCTACCTTGACTTGAATGTGGCCTTCGCCCATGTGGTACATCAAGCGCTGGAGAAAGTCTTGCCCCATGCTTTTGGCATTGATCTCAATGGTGGCCTCGCGGTACATCAACAAGCCATCGGTGATGCACTTGGGGTTTTCGTAGACGATCTTATGTTCGTAAGCAGTGAACGTGGGTATGGTCATGGCTTCTCCTCTTCTAGTGGTACATCACGCCATTCACCTTGCGTTTTTCCAGCAACCATGTCAATTATGTTTTGCTCTGGCTCCCACCATTGCTGAAGGATGGTTTCCTTGTGCGGATGACTGAAGAACTCTCCATTGTGTGAGTAGCTGTCGCGCTCTACAAAACGTAACTTTGCTGTTGGTGTCATGTTTGCCTCGCCTTCAGCATTGCGTCTGCCATTCTGTATGCGCCTTCTGCAACCTTATCAAACCATTCTTGGTCGGATTGAGACCCAATTTGGTCTCTAAAGTTTTGCAAAGCCCTTGCCGCAAAGTAGTCACGCAAGGTCATGCCCGTATATGGGTCTCCCAAGTCATCAACTCCTGGAAATGCTGGTTCGTTCATGGCTCACTCCTTGTGATCTCAATAATTACAGGGTCAATTAACTTTCTTGAAAACTCTATTGCCCGCTTTTCAGAGTTGTCTCCGTAAAAGGATTCAACATAACGCCAAGAAAAATCCCACCATTGCTTCTCTTCCACCAGCCAAATGTCCTTTGGATCTCTTCTGATACGTACTCTCATGGTTTCTCCTTCAGCGCGGCTTCTAGGGAGTCGAGTGCCGCATCCCAAGTGTTGTAGTCAATGCTATTGCTAAACGATTTAACAACGGCCTGCGCTGCCTGCTCAATCTTCTT